AAACACTGCTGATACAAACAATATTACAATCGGAAGAAATGGTTCCAACATCGAAGGTGTTGCGAACAATTTTGTAATTTCAGTTGAAGGTGGTTCAATAACTTTAATTTATGTTGATGCAACAAAAGGTTGGTTATCAACTGCTGCAGCAAAAGCATCGGATATTTCTCAAGAACCTTTATTTACAGTTGCTACAGGTGGGACAATAACAACTTCAGGTGATTATAAAATTCATACCTTTACAGGTCCTGGTACATTTACAGTTACAACATTAGGTAATGGCCCAACAGTTCCGACAGGTGGACCCAACACAGTTTCTTACAATGTAGTTGCAGGAGGTGGTGGAGGTGGTGGTCACGCAGGAAGTAACGGAGGTGGTGGAGGAGGAGGTGGTTTTAGAGAAGGTAGAGATATTACACCTTCATATACAGCTAGCCCATTAGTAGCTCCTACAGGTCTTACAATTACAGCATCAGCTTTTCCAATAACAGTGGGTGGAGGTGGTGTTAGTTGCTTTAGTTCAACATCAGGAAGTCCTGCTGTTTTTTCAACAATTACATCTACAGGCGGAGGTGGTGGAAGTAGTGGATACTCTCCTGCACCTGCTTCTGCTAAAACAGGTGGTTCCGGTGGTGGTGGAACATCAGGCTCTCACACACCAGGTGCTGCTGGAAATACACCTCCTGTAAGTCCTCCTCAAGGTCAACCTGGTGGAAATGGTCAAGGTGGTTGTGGATATGCTGGCGCTGGTGGTGGTGGAGCAGTAGCTGCAGGTGCTCAAGGAGGACCAAACTCTTATGGTTCTAATGGGGGAAATGGTGGAAACGGAGCTGCAACTTCAATAACTGGTTCACCCGTTACAAAAGCTGGTGGAGGCGGTGGTTTTTCATATGCTGGAACACAAGGTTCAGGAGGATCTGGTGGTGGAGGTGATGGTGGAAAAGGAGCGAATAGTGCTGCTCCAACTGATGTTGTTGCACAAAATGGAACAGTCAACACTGGTGGTGGAGGTGGCGGTAGAGCCATAGCATCAGCTCCTGGTGGAGGTGGTGGAGGTGGTTCAGGTATAGTTATCATTCGTTACAAATTTCAATAGCTATGAGTGAATTTAAAACAAATAAAATTAGTCCAAGAACAGGGACAACACAAACTATCGGAGATAGTGGAGATTCAGTATCTACATCAGGTGGATCAACAATTACAAATGCAGGATCAATTTCAACTGCAGGAATCACAGGTGGTACAATTAATAATACTACAGGATCAATTTATTTAAGAGGTGAAGTTGATTGGAAACCTTCAGATATTAAAACTACAAGTTTTACAGCAACAGATAATCAAGGTTTTTTTGTAAATACAACAAGTGGACAAATCACAGTAACACTACCAGCGTCACCCTCTGCTGGTGATGTGGTTGGTATAAAAGATTATGCAAATACATTCGATACAAATAAATGTATTTTAAACTCAAATGGAAACAAAATTCAAGGTTCAACGACATTATTTGAAATTACTGTTGAAGGAACTTCAATTATTATTATTTATGTAGACTCAACAAGAGGTTGGGTTATTACCGATGCTTCTAAAGCAGCAGATATTTCTCAACAACAATTATTTATAACAGCAACAGGAGGAACTATTACAACCTCTGGAGATTTTAAAATTCATACATTTACAGGACCTGGTACTTTTTGTGTTTCACAAATAGGAAACTCAGTTGGAGGTGGAAGTAATGTAGACTATCGAGTTGTTGCAGGAGGTGGGGCAGCAGGTAGTACTTGTGTAGGAGGAGCTGCTTATTATGCAGGAGGTGGTGGAGCAGGTGGTCATAGAACAACTTTTCCAAGTCCTGGATGTAATGCAGGATCTTTTCCAATTGCAGTACAAGGTTATCCAATCACAGTAGGTGCTGGAGGAACTGCTAATCCTTTAGGTAATCCAGGTAACAAAGGTGCAAATTCAGTTTTTAGTACAATTACATCAACAGGTGGAGGAGGTGGTGCTGAAGGAGGTGATGGATCATCAACAGGTGTTGGTCAACCAGGTGGTTCAGGAGGCGGAGGTAGTTTTGCTAATCCCGGTCCAACAGGATCTGCAAAAGCTGCAGGTTCAGGTAATACTCCACCAGTTTCTCCACCTCAAGGAAATAACGGTGGTGTTGGTGGTGGATCACGAGGTTCAACTGTCGGAGCTGGCGGTGGAGGAGGTGGTGCTGGAGGTGTAGGTGCAAATTCCCCAACTCCAGGTCCAGGTACTAATGGTGGTGCTGGTGGTAATGGTGTAGCAAATTCAATAACAGGTTCTCCAGTAACTCTTGCAGGAGGTGGTGGAGGAAACGGTCCTTCCGCTGGAGGTGCAGGTGGTCCTGGTGGTGGAGGTAATGGAGGGAACACTAATGGTGGTCCTGGATCTGCTGGATCAGCAAACACTGGAGGTGGTGGTGGAGGTTATTATGCTGGTGGTTCAGGAATTGTTATTATTAGATATAAATATCAATAAAACAGGATGTATTTACTAACTTTAAAACTTAATATATAATAGGAGATAATTATGGCACATTTTGCAAAACTCGGAGCGAACGGAAAAGTTATTCAAGTATTAACACTTGATAACAAAGATATGAAAAACGCTGATGGTGTTGAAGATGAATCAGTAGGTCAACAATATTTAGAAACTCATAATAATTGGCCTGCACAAATGTGGATTCAAACATCTTACAATACAGCAGGTAATACACATAAAGATGGCGGAACACCTTTTAGAGGAAACTATGCAGGTATCGGTTATACTTGGGACGAAGATAATGAAATCTTCTGGCCTAAAAAACCATATGCTTCATGGGTAAAACATAATGATTCAGCTTCTTGGAAATCACCAATCGGTGATGCACCTGATTTAACAGCTGAACAAACTTCACAAAACGAAGCAGATACTCACGCATGGCATTACGTTTGGAATGAAGATAACACAACTTGGGATTTGACAGATTCTAAAGCATAATTGATCTATATCAATTGACACCAAAAATGATGGATGTATATATTACATTCAGGTATGCAAAAAAATATTTTAAGTGAACAAAGTTTATTCTTTGGTGATGTTGATATGCCAAAAGGTTTTGAGATAGACCAAGAAAAACTTACTAACGATATTTTACAATCATCGTTTACTAACAAAGAATTCCCATTTTCAATAACTTGGGATATGTTAAATACTTACATGCGGGACTTTATTGGTCTTGAGTATGCTATAAATTTAATTAACAAAAAAACGTGGGGAAATATTTATAAACCTGGTCAAGTATCTAAACCGTTATTAAATGTTGATCCAGTAGATCTTCGAAACTCACCTGACTTTACAATGCTTTACGGAGTTAAAGTTGATAAGTGTTGGATAAAAATACATTACGATGATAATAGACGTAAAGGAAGAAGTTGGGACATAGAACTTAAAAAAAATATGTTTGTTATGTTTCCATCTACTAATATGTATACTGTAACAAATGATCAGAAAGATAGTTTAAATTTTGTACAAACAATAACTTATGAATATATCTAATTACTACTGGCATTTTCCTAAAGCTCTGACACCAAAGTTTTGTGATGATGTAATAGCTTATGCTAATCAACAAGAAGAAGTAATGGCTAGAACTGGTGGGTATGGTGATAGAGATTTAAAAAAAGAAGAAGTCAAAGATATGAAGAGAAGAAGAAACTCTGATCTAGTCTGGTTAAATGATACTTGGATATATAAAGAATTACACCCATACGTTCACGAAGCAAATAAAGCAGCTGGTTGGAACTTTGATTGGGAAAGAAGTGAATCTTGTCAGTTTACAAAATATAAACACAACCAATATTATGATTGGCATTGTGATAGTTGGGATAAACCTTATGAAAAAGAAGGACCTGACAATGGTAAGATTCGAAAACTATCTATGACTTGTCAATTAACAGATGGTTCAGAATATAAAGGTGGTGAATTAGAATTTGATTTTAGAAACTACGATCCACATATGAGAGAAGAAACTAAACATTTAGTAAAAGCAAAAGAGATTTTACCGAAAGGATCTATTATTGTGTTTCCTTCTTTTGTTTGGCATAGAGTTAAACCCGTAACATCAGGCACAAGATATAGTCTTGTTGTTTGGCATTTAGGAAAACCTTTTAAATAATGTTTATCAATAATTATTTTAATACAACTATCTGGTCAGAGAAAAAACCAGAGTTTGTAAAGTCATTAAACAAAGCTTCTAATAAATATATTAAAGAAGCAAGAAACAGAGAAAAAAAATTTATAAAAGAACACGGTGACTTTGGAAGATCATATCATTCAACACCACTTACAGCAGACAATAATTTTTTAGATTTTAGAAATTACATTGGTCAAAAGTCTTGGGAGTATTTAGATCATCAAGGTTTTGATATGCAACAATACACAACTATGTTTTCTGAATTATGGGTACAAGAGTTTGCTAAAAAAGGTGGTGGTCATCA